TCTTTGCTCTGGGCTTAAATATATATACTCAAAAATAAAGTTAGGCACTGGCTTATTCAGTGATGATGCACTGAACCATTTAATACCCACACTTTCGAACTTATCCACTAAATCCATTTTACCCTCTATCCCTCCCAAGTAAGGACGATGACTGGAACTGGGAGGAAAACGTCATCGCCCTATAACTGTAAATTAAGAAATAAAACTTGCACTGTCAAACAAAAAATTATAATTATTTATATATGTGTTAATTACAATGTAAGGGGATTTCCTTGAAACTCGCAGAATACTTGGTAAACAAAGGCATTAAGCAAGCAGAATTTGCTAGAATGATGAATGTCACGCAACCCACTGTACATAACTGGATCTACAAAAAAGCTCCGCCATCAGCAATGCATATGATGGAGATATATAAATGGTCTGGTAATCGTGTTGGTCTTAAAGATTGGTGTGAGGATTTTTACGATGGGTAAGCGTGGTGGAACTGTTGGGGCTAGACCTCAAAACGAAAACTATGAAGAGCGTAAGCGTAGAGAAGCTTGCGACAAGCTATCAGCACAAACGCCTATGGGTGCTTTTACTGATGATCCTTCAGCGGAAGGCCATGACAAGCATGGTCGCGTTGTTCGTGGCACTAATAGCAATTTGATTACAAGTCCTTGGGATTTGGGGCAGTATCCACCAAATGAATGATATACCCACACCACAAAACACCGCACTGCGGTTTGTTCTATGGGTTAGTGCCAACCCTGATTGCACCGAAACAGAAATGCGTCAACGATATGACCTGTTGCCAGAGACAGAGCAATGGCGGTTAAGGGTAGCTGTTGAAGGCGTGGCTGAAACAACCAAAATAGGGAAGGCTATTCTAGATGACTAATGGGCGTGTAAAGGGTGCTAACTTTGAGCGAGAGCTAGCGCGTATGATTTATGATGAGCTAGGTATTGAGACTAAGCGCGACTTGGAACAATACAGAGCCAGTGATCATGGCGACTTAATCGGTCTAGATGGATGGACTATCGAAGCTAAACGGTATGCCAGTAATGCAGGTGGTAACTTCAAGCCAGAGTGGTGGCAACAAGTTACATCTGCGGCTAATGCATCAGCTAATCAGCCAGTGCTTATCTACAAGTATGACAGACAGCCTATTAAGTGTGTTGTCTTTCTTTCATCAATTAATGCGGATTACGCAAGCAAAGACAATGTGGCAACAATAAGTTTTCCCACATGGTGTATGCTAGTTAGAGAAGGATTAGAGTAATGTTTCATTATATCGTTGCGGCTTGTGTAGTCGTTCAATTTGGTGGTGATGAGGTTAATCCTTGTTATATCAAAGAAAGCGACAGCCTCTATAGGAGCATGGCTCGCTGTGAAGTTGGCCTTGAAGAGAAAAAGGCTGAGTATTGGGGTATGGTGAGAGATACTGAGCTATCAATGGTTGTTGATGGTTTTTGCTCTCGCTACGAAAAGAACGGCTCATAAAACCAAAGAGAGGATTTATCAGATGATAGACAGAACAGAGAGGGTGGCGACTATATCGCTTACAATTCCCCAAGCAAGACTCATCCTTGATTGTTTGATTATGAGAAAGCATGGTCTTTTTGATGATGCGGATGCGCCAACTGATGAGGCGTTTGAGAGGGTTTTGCATCAAACTGGAAACGAGTTCCACGAGCTTTTGGCGAGTGCTTTCGAATATGAGAAAGACGAGCTTGCAGATATTATAGATTTTTTAGGAGTGAAAGATCATGGTCATAAAAATAAGACTCACTAGGGCAGAGATGGCAAGCGAAAAGATAAACTGATGATAGTTAATTTATCACGCAAAGATGCAAGCGAAGCTACCTTATTCGCTAAAGATGTAATCAAGCTAAAAGAATTGCAGGACATAGGCACAAGAAAGCTTAGTATGTCTCGCCTTGATAGCAATGTGATAGGCTTTAAGGCAGAGTATGCAGTGGCAAGAGTGTTTGACGCTGACCTGCCAAGCTTGCACCTTATCAATGATGGCGGTGTAGATATATGGCTTGAAAATATCGCTGTTGACGTAAAGGTGACTAACCATAAAGACAGCAATCTAATATTCCAGAGCATGGACAAATTCAGGGCAGATGTTGCCCTGTTTGTTGTTCAGCTAGGAGAGAATAAGTTTGACCTAGTCGGATGGATTACTAGAGGCGCATTTGAGCGACAGAGCAAGCGCAGAGATTTTGGCTATGGTGAGCGTCTATATGTGCCGCCAGAAAACTTGCAACCAATAGGCAAGCTTTGGGAAAAGATACAGGAAAAAAGATTCTCTTGATCTGTGGCTTATATGTGGTATTTGTTAAGCTGAAACTAATTTAATGGGATGGAAAAGATGACAGACAGTTTAATCATTCGCAGTAATATCAGGCAGAATTTTACAGTCATACCTAATGAAATGGCTAATGATGACAGGCTAGGGGCGGACGCTCTTGGCTTGCTTGTGTATCTGCTAACAAAGCCGAATGACTGGAAAGTAAGAGTCAACGAATTGCGGTCACGCTTTGACATGGGCAAAGATAAAACCTATCGCATTTTAGGCAATCTTGAGCAGTTAGGCTATGTGATACGCGAGAGCGTTAGAACGGAAGGCAAATTCGCTGAAACTCGTTATATTGTGCGAGATATACCATGTCCTGATTTTTCGGACGCGGTTTTATCGGATACGGAAAATCCGCCACTTAATAAGAAAAGAGATAACAAAGAACCTAAAATAACAAAATCAACAAATAAAAAGGCTGTCGCTGATTTAGTCTTAACAGGTAAGCTTATTGATTATGCTAAAGGCTATGATTTAGACGCTAAAGAGGTGCTAGAAGATATCAGGCTGTGGGATATGCAAAACGGCCATAAAGCGCGTTACGTCTCATTAGACGGCTTTTTCATGGGATGGGTAAGGCGTGAAGCTAAAAGAGCCAAGCCAAGCTATAAGAGCGATAGCAAGCAAGCTAGCAAGCCAGTTAGGGAATTATCAGAGAAGCAAAAAGAATTCGCCCATGCGGCTCTTGCCAAGCTATGGGACAGAGAAAAGCTAGGCGATCAAGGTTATAGCTTTCAAGCTATATTGGCGGACGTTCACGCCTTTATGATGACCAATCAAACAGATGATGACTGGCTAAAGATTGGAAATGGCCTTAAACGGCCTTTCTAGGCGGCTGTGATAGCCTCTAGCGTGGTTAGTGGTAGGGTAGCACCTAAAAGACACTTAAAGCGCATCACGGGGCAAATTTGGGGCATAAAAAAAGGCGGATAAAATTCCGCCTCTTTTCTTTTGTTTATTCGGCTATAGCTAGGCCTTTTCTGATTTTCCAGTAATATAGCCTATCCTCTGGATTATCTGGCTTGTCTAATTCGCCTTTGCCATGACATAAGCGGCAATCCTCTTTGCTGTCATAATAGTCGATATATGGGCTAAAGTTATGATATCCGCCTGTCATACGCTCTATAACCTCATAGCCCTCGCCCTCACATTGTGGGCAATCAATGAACCTAGTCATCTTTTACCACCTCAAACGCGCTCAATAACTGCCAAAAGGCACTATCGAATTTTACGATATCATCAAAGCTAGGGTGATACATTTCATGATAACACTGTAAAAGCGTCTTACTAGCTTCACAGACTGCCTTGATAGCGTCTTTCTGGCTTTCATGCATATCATCAAACAAAGCGCGTCTAGCGTCTTTAATCGCCTGATATTTCAGGGCGTGATCTTCATATTCGCTATTGATTGCCTGATCTAAATTTTGTTTAAGATTTTTAGTCATTGTTTTACCCTCTTTTATTGTGCGTTTTCGCTTGCTTTAAAAGCGCGCTCTTTTTGTTCTGCCGTAAAGTCAAATAGATCGGCCATTATTGCAATCTGTGGGATATCATATCCACTTGCAAATTCTGTGATAAAGCGTTCTATCTTGGCATTATTTCCCGCGCCAATGGCTTTTAATGACTGATCGATCTTTTCAGTAGTGAAAAGCTGATCAAAAATTGCTTGTTGTTGTTTTAGCAGATTATCCATTTTTCCCTCATATTTTTTCAAAAATTAACACGCCTTGATCATTCATCTCTTCATCTTTTGAGACATAGCAGATCACTTGATCATCATCTTTTTGCATCAAAAAATG